TGCCCATGATGCCACTAGTAAAGTAATGAGAGTAAGCTATCCCATCGATGACTGCTACCTCTAAGAAATCGTAAACCTCAAACCCAAATTCATCTAGTTTGAAATCATGATACCCAATCAAGCCATCTAATTTTGGATCGGTTTCAATAGCTCTTTCAATTCGTTGTTCATGGTTTCCGAGAGTGTATACCAGTCGTGGATTCCACTGCTTGTGCTTGTTCTTGATGAGTCGCTGTTGCTCTTCCCTGATGGGTGCGATGAATGCTTCCATTCCCTTGATGCCTGACTCAATGTCATCTGTGTAGCGTCTGCCCTCAAAGGACTTCTTGCCGATGTCCCATGAACTAAGGCTAGGCATATCAAAATGATCGCCAATATGGATAATAACATCTGGTTTTTTATCAACAGCATATAGTCCTGCCCATCTGAGATGGTCAATAGGTTGGTTAGGTTTAACTTGGGTATCAGGTATTACAAGATGCTTGGTCATTCTTTTGCCTCGCGTGGTGTATTATAGTGATTCCTAAAATTAATTCTAATGCTGTTTATCTATACAGTATATACCAAAATGTAATGGTTCGTTGCGGTTACTGGTGAACCAAGCCAGTTACACAGGCTAACGCCTTAACCTAGAGGAGTAATAGTGCTACAGCGACTACTATGCCACTGCCAAATACGATTAACTCAGCGCGCTTGAACGTGTACTCTTTCTTGAGCCATGTTACCAAGTCCTGTCGAGCTTCTCTGATTTCTGCCTGCGCTTCATCGATAGCTTTGTCTGCCGAATCATGCGCGTCTTTGATTGCTTTTTCTACGTTCTTCTTAGCCATGCTTCACCTCTTAGAATGGTACGTCTTGTGATAGGAAATCATCTTGCTTCTTAGCCTGACCGCCTTCAGTGTAGATAACCTTGCAGTTACCTAGAATAGGTGGTCGCTCTGCACCAGACTCACGCTCTTCTTTGTCCTGAGACTGTGCAATAAAGCCATGATTGCCATACTGATCTTCTTCAGTTGGGTTGATAAAGGTAGTCAGGTTTACATACTTAGCCACTGACCCATCTTTTTTAGTTACTTCTTTAATGCGTGACTTGTCAATCTTTGTCACATCTATAGATACTGAGATTCCTATTTTACTCACGTTAAATTCCTCACTTCTGATTTGATTTCCTCTACGGCTAGGTTTATTTGCTTAGCCAGTTTCTCGATAAACTCTTCATTGCGCTCTACTCTTACAACAAAGGGCTTCATATCAGGGTGGTATGACATAAAGTCCCACCATTCTCTGCCTGTAATATACAAACAACCCTGTACCTGAGCATAGTGCTTACTCGGACATTCGCCCTTTCTGCTCCATGCTATGTGGTTCTTTGGTGCAGGGCATTTAAACTCAACACCCCCATCTTCACCAATCAATCCATCAGGGCTACAACCAAACTCTCCTGAGTCATCTAGTATAAACCCTACTTCTTCTACGTCAACACTGTGCATCAACTCATACATTGCGCGAGCTTCAGGCTCTAACTCTGTACCTCTCTGCATCCATTCATTAACGTAGATTGGCTCTGATTCGCCCAGTATTCTTTCAGCTATTAAGATGTTTATGTATTCATCTGCTGATGCACTAGGCTTCCCTGCCGTAGTGATTAGTTTAGAGAACTGACTAGCACTGGGTCTGCCTAACCTAGCATCTAGCCATTCCTGTGTACCCTGATCAGCTTGAAGTATTTGCAACTTTCTTCTCCAACATTGCTAATGCTCTATCATACTGCGCCACTGACATATCATCTACAGTCTTGCACTTGAACACTTGGCAGAACTTCTTAACATCGCTCTCTGTAGCCTGTAACAATCCCTTTAACTTAGCTGACTGCTCTTCACTGATAGGTGTATCCAATACCGCTAACGGTAGGTCTTCACCTGCGTAGATGTAATGCCCCAAGCCAAACATAGCAATACACTTAACTAGACAGCGCATTCTAGCATCACTCACATCTCTTGATGTTGGGTTTACTACTGCCTTGTTCCTGTTATCCATCACTGGTAGCCACATACGTCTGGTGATACCGTCAACAGTCAACTCCACCTCTACCTCAACAGTACCATTCTGGTCTATGTTAGGCTCAAAGTAGCAGTAACTAGCATCAGGGTAATACTTCATCAGTGTACCCCAAGCATATGCCCATGAAAGGTAACTCAAGTTACCCTTCTTCTCGATGTTTTTAGATACGTCAATCGCTGACAGTGTTGTCCATACGTTACTCATTATGCACCCCCTAAGATTTGTTGAAATTGTTTCTCACTATACCATGTAGCACTAGCCTCTTTAGCATATGCATCTGCATAGCCGAAGTAGTAGGCTTCTGGCTCACACTCGCGGGCAGGATGACCGTGTATACAGTCGAACTCGCCCTTCTCATAATCATTTAGTTTGCTTAAATCACTCATATCTCATCTCCATTTGTGTAATGTGTTCGTTGATGTAATCAACAGTTATCTGGTTAAGGTATGATACAGATGCCTCAACTAGTTTACCAATCTCTTCATAGTTTTCGTCAGCCAGTGCCTGCAAAACTTGCTGATGATATTCTTCTATAAAGCCTAAATCACCTAGATACTCACCTATAAAGGCATCTTGTAGCAAGCCTGCATCATTACGCATGATGTCAATAGAGTATCTCCAAGCTGTTTCTGTAACTTCTGCGTCACTAGATGTGGTGGTGATGAGAGGGAACTGTGTTTCTGCCCTATTGAAGTTGTATTCTTCAAATATTATTGGTTTCATTTGTGTGTCCTCATGTTTGTGTACTGACATATTAGTTAATGTTTACACCTATGTCAATATTTATTTGCAAATTAATTTACATTGATATATGATAGGTACAAATCACTAAGGAGATAACATGGATATTAACAAATCATTAGATCATTTTATGAAAGAACACCGCATGACACAGGCAGATATAGCTAGAGAGGGTGGGTTGTCCCCTGCTACTGTCAGTTTGATTAGGAATAACCACAGAGAACCAAGCTGTGCCACCCTGATTGCATTGTCAGACCTATTCCAAGTACCAGTAAGCGACTTTATCAGGGCAGGTGAACATGGATAAGAAAGGTTACTACGCAATCATCCCTGCTAACGTCAGATACGATGAGAGTCTAACGCCTAACGCCAAACTTTTATATGGTGAGATCACTGCACTTTGCAATGAGAAAGGATATTGTTGGGCAACTAATGGATACTTTGCAGAACTATATAACGTCAGTAAGGTATCTATTAGTAAATGGATAGGTAGTCTTAAAGACGCAGGCTACGTCAGCATTGAGATGGAGCAGGATGGGGGTACTAAACAAATCTTAAATAGGTATATAAGATTAGTTAATGACCCTATTAAAGAAAAGTTAAATACCCCACAAAGAAAAGTTAATGGGGGTATTAAAGAAAAGTTTAAGGATAATAATACAGTTAATACTACATCTAATATTACAGTTAATAATATAGATCATTTTGAATCATTCTGGAGTGTTTACCCAAGAAAGGTTGGCAAGGCGCAAGCTAGGAAATCATGGGATAAGCTCAAACTGAATGACGATACTGTAAAGATGATAGCAGAGAACATTGCATTGAGGATTAAGTATGGCGAGTGGAGTGATGCTAACAAAACATTCATACCCCATGCGTCAACCTATCTCAACAATGCAAGGTGGGAAGATGAGGTCGAAGCCCCTACACTAACTAACGTGGCGAAAAAACCGAATCAAATAAAGAAACGCGATATTGAAGTCGCACTAACCGATAGATCATGGGCAAACTAGGAGTAATAAATGTCTGAATACAATATACCATCTGACCTTTTTGAGCGCAGATACGATGCATATAAGAGCCATCCTGCATACAACGTGATAATACAATTACATCGCGCGTCTATGGCTATGGACTTTATGCAAATCAAGTTGGATATTGAAAGTGATGGACTGACTGACTTAAAAGAAATACTGGATAATTTAATAAATTGCTTTATAGAGTTTGATGCAAGCAAAAAAGACTGGGATGAACACTTCCAATATAGGAGAATACAATGACACAATCAGAGAGAGTATTAAAATATTTAGAAGATGGTAAGAAGCTAACCTGCCTGAATGCTTTTGAGGAGCTAGGCATTACACAAGTGGCGGCTCGAATCTTTGAGCTGAAAGAGAAAGGTCACGACATAAAGACCAACAGAAGAAAGGTAACTAACCGTTACAATGAGATCTGTAGCGTAGCTGAATACTACATGGAGAAAAGATATGTCTAACTATCAGAAGGCTAAAAAGCATGGCGGCATCAAAGGCTATAAGTATGTAGGCACTGAGAGTGATAAGTTTGTTACTGGTAACTACTACACTTATGAAGATATGAGTGAGCTTACAGGGCTGAGTGAGCATACACTTAGGTCTCGCATGGTGAAGAACAAGCTAAAAGAGAATGGCGAGAAAGTAATCACTGACTTACAGCTTATGCCAAAGAGAAAGCCGTTTACCAATCTTGATGGAACTAAATCACGTTATGTTTTAGGTCAAGACAATATCAAGAGATGTGAGACACAATCAGAAATTATGATGAACAAATATTTGAGGTTAGCGTTATGAATGGTGCCGCTTGGACTGTCAACTGTCCTAAGAAACTCACAATGTATAAAGAATTTGTCGAGCAAATGTATGAGAAGCATAAGTACATTACGTTTGAATACAAGCTAGG